GTGTTTACACCAGGGGCTTCAATTCCTGTGAAATACTGATTGATATTGGCACCATCACCAATGTTGCCAATTCTCCCCAACCATCTTGGGCCTTCAAGCTGACTGAATCAGATGATGATTCAACATTCACTGATGTCACCACTGCGGCTGATGTGCTTATCGGATCAACACAAGATCCGGTGGCAGCAGTCAACAGCAGCACTGGTGTTTTCTTGACGGTGGATGCAGCAGCAGAGGATGCCAAGAAATACCGGGTGGGTTATGTTGGCACCAAGCGATATGTGAAGTGCGTGGCCACGGCGGCCAACACCCCCGGCAGCACACCACTGTCAATCAGTGCCATATTGGGTCACCCCAATCTGTCACCGGCTGATGATGGGTAAATGATCACTGTTGTTCGATCATTTTACTTTGCCTTTGATTATCACCCGGCCAAGGTTTGGCCGGGTGATTATCAGGTTGGGGTGGTGGCTGACCTGGCCAATGCTGTTGTCACGCAAGAATGTGCCAAGATTGCCTTGGCTGAAGGTTGGGCAGTGAGCAATGAACAGGGGCCTGGTGAATGGCCACCTGTGCCACAGTTATGGAAAGGTGAAACGGTTTGCATCTTAGGCAGTGGCCCAAGTGCCAAGGCTGCAGATGCAGATTATGTGCACGGCAAGGCCCGGTTGATAGTGGTCAATAATGCATTCAGGTTGGCCCCGTGGGCAGATCTGCTTTATGCATGTGATTTCAACTGGTGGCAGGAATACAAAAACCCCCGTGATGGTGGTTTATCTTGGGTTGATTTTGAAGGGCTGCTGGTATCGCAAGATGCCAGGGCAGTTGATGCCTTGAGAGTACCAAGCGAAGATAAACCTGGCTTATCACTGGACCCATTGAGAATACACCAGGGGGCCAATGGTGGGTATCAGGCCCTGAACCTGGCTGTGTTGTTAGGTGCCAGCCGGGTGCTGCTGTTGGGCTTTGATATGAAGGGTGCACACTTCCATCAGGATCACCCATCAGGCTTGAATAATCCAGACCAGCAGCACTATGCCAGGTGGATGGAAAATTACCAGACCACCCTGCCAGATCTGAAACGGGCCGGGGTGGAAGTGATCAACTGCACATGGGGCAGTGCCCTGAAGTGCTATCCAAAGAAACGGCTGAAACAGTCACTGTGAAGAACCCTGGTTATGTGGGCACTGCTGGCACTGTGGTGGTGGTCACACCAGAAGACAGATGCGATTGTGCAGGCATGGTGCAAGGGTCACAGAAAAGCAAGCCCGCGAATTCACATATATCCATTCCAATCCCAACCCAATGGGCCGGGGCATGGTGACCAGATCCGGGGCAGCATATTTGAACGGGCATATTTTTATAACTGGTGTTTAGCCAAGACCACCTGCAGCCATGTGGTGAAGTGGGATGGTGACATGGTGGCACTTGATGATGCCGGGCAGCTGCTGAAAGAAGCCATGGCCCAATCGGATGTGGTCAGGTTCAGGGGTCAAGATATTGTTGGGCCAGTTGAAGATGGCTTGCACATTGGTGCCAGAAAGTGGTGCCCCTTTGACCCCCGGTTGTATCGGGTGACAGCTGACACCTACTATCAGACCGGATCACACAGTGAACAGTTTTCACTGCACCAGCTGGAATTTGTAAAAACCGTCTGCTGTCACGCACTCTCACGTGCATAAGTCGAAGGTCACCAGGGCCAACACCCAAAGCATGTAAGCTGACAGCCCGGTTTTTTAAGTGTTTCACCCCACGGGGCCTGCCCAAGCCCCTGGCCCGTAGAAGGGGGCAGCATCTGCTGCCCCCGTCTACACCTTGGGGCAACTAAGGGGCGTGAATTGCCAGATCCAAATAATGTAATATTCAGGCAGCATGGTGTGGCCTTTTTCGGCATCTGCAAGAATGCCAACACATCTATCAAGGCAGCCTTTCTGCAGAGCATGGGAATGACACCAGGCAGGGTTCATGATCCTGCACTGTTGCACTATGCCGGGGCAGAAGAAATTGCAGCCAGTGGGTTGTGGTCATTTGCCATCTGTTGGCATCCTGTCACCAGGGCCTTCAGTTGCTGGAAGAACAAGTGCGGTGATGGATGGAACCCAAGGCTGGCCCGGTGGGGTTTATGCCAGGGCATGACCTTCAATGATTTCTGCCTGGCCATTGCCAGGGTGCCTGACTGTGAAGCCACTGATGTGGCGCAACATTTCAGAAGCCAGGTGTATGACCTGCTGCACGGGGCCTGGCTGGTGCCAAGTTATATTGGCCGGTTTGAAGATCTGCTGCAGGCATGGGTGCAGGTGCAAGAACATTTTGATTCAAAAAACTGGTCAGCTGGATAGTTTTTCTGTGAATCCACGATCGCAGAAGGTTGTGACAGTTCCCACTGATCGAACTGCCTGAACTGCGTCACCTGAACAGTACACACCCGGCATGGGATTGTTTGCAGGCGAGATACCAGCAAGATTTCAAGGTGTTCAATTATGATTGATGTGGTGGTCTACAGATCCAAGGGGCCATGGACTTTTGAATGGAATGATGCCTTTCTGACCGGGCTGAAGGCCCATGGTATCAATGCTGAAGATGTGCCATCAAACCAGATCAGGCCAAGTGATGTGGCAGTGGTGTGGGCACACAAACACCCCAACCTGTTTGCCCTGCAGAAAGAACACGGTGGCCGGTATCTGGTGATGGAACGGGGGTATGTTGGTGATCGGTACAGGTACACTTCACTTGGCTTTGATGGGCTGAACGGCCATGCAATATTTCCAAGGGCCAATGACGGTGGTGAACGGTGGGCCAGTCTGTTCAGTCAGTACCTAAAGCCCTGGTGCCCGGTGGAGGATGGATATATTTTATTGTGTGGCCAGGTGCCCGGTGATGCATCACTTGGCCAGATGGATCATGCAGCCTGGTTGGTGCGGGTGAAAAAGAACCTGCAGCAGAAAGGGTATGAAGTGCGGTTCAGGCCCCACCCCCAAGCTGTGTTCGGCAGACCAGTGGCAGAATGCTATGGGGTGGACATTGGCCCCGGCAGTGGCAGACCCCTGGAAATAGATCTATGTGAAGCCAGGGGGGTGATGGCCTTCAATTCCAACAGCACATTGGATGGGGTGCTGGCTGGAATTCCAGCAGTGGTGTGTGATGCCGGTGGCATGGCCAGGCCCGTGGCCGGGCATAATTTGGATGATGGTTTTATCCAACCTGATAGAACAGCCTGGTGCCATGATCTGGCCTTCACCCAATGGGCCAAGGCAGAAATTGAATCAGGGTTGGCTTGGGAGAATGTAAGCAGATGCCTTTAAGAAACTATGATTTCGAGTACAAGCAGACGGTGGTGCCCACGGTGGAACCTGTCACCCTGGCTGAACTAACGGCACATATTCTTGGGTTCAACACAGCTGATAACACCTATGCCACTGGACTAATCCCCATTGCCCGGCAACGGTTTGAAGATCAGACCGGGCTGGCCATCATTGCACAGACTTGGGAATTATCCTTTTCGGCTTTTCAAGATGTGATCAAGTTGAATAAGGGGCCGGTTAGAAGCATCAGCAGCGTCACCTATTATGACCAGGCTGGTGACCAACAGACCCTGGCAAGTAGCGTGTACAGATCAAGCCTGAAGGAATATGGCAGCACCATCACCCTGGCCTTTGGTCAAAGCTGGCCAGCTGTCGAAGCTGACCGGGCTGATGCTGTCACCATCACATTCATTGCCGGGATCTATACCACCACGGGGGCCAGCCCTGATGCTGTCGATACTGCATCAGCGAGTTATCTTGTGCGGAAATACGCCATTGCCCAACAGGCCATCAAGATCATGTGCCATCATATGTATGACAACAGAGCACCAACAATCACGGGCACCATCATTTCATCTGTGGATGACAGCTACAATGCCATGGTGCAAAACTGCAAGGTGTCAACATAGATGGCCATTCAGATCAATTCAGGTGATTTGAAGCAGGGCTTATACCTGCAGGAAGCGGCCACCCCACAGCATGGCAACCCGGCAGGGTGGGCCAATGTTACCAGTGCTGCCCTGGTGCGGTGCAAACTGACCACCACCAGTGGCAGTGAACCCACAGGCCAAAGTGGTGAACGGGGTGAAGCCAAGTTGACTATGCTGTGCCGGTATCGGTCTGACATCACCTTGGCCCACAGGTTCAATGACGGCAACAGCCCGGCTAGAATTTTCGATATAGTAAACATCAATAATGTTGATGAACTGAACCACAAGCTGTTGATCAGCCTGGTGGAAGCAATATGAATGATAAAGCGATTGATAAACGATTGGCAATCATCAAGGGCCTGGCGAAGCAGCCCAAGATATGGTTTCTGGTGCTGGCCAGTTTTATCCTGGCTGGCCTGGGTGGTGTTGAAGCCTTTGGGGTTTCCAGTGATGTGCCTGAAAACCTGCAGATGATATTTGCAGGGATTGCAGGGGTGCTGTTGCTGATGGCTGGTGTGTTACATGAACGGGACAAAAACAGGGCCTTTGAAATCAAGAAAATGGATGCAGCAGCCAGGGCAGACAGACGCGAAAAGGGGCTTGATGACAGCCACACAGTCATTGACCAGCTGGATAAGTAAAAACCGTCTGCTGTCACGCACTCTCACGTGCATAAGTCGAAGGTCACCAGGGCCAACACCCAAAGCATGCAAGCTGACAGCCCCGTTTTTAGGGGGTTGTCACGGTTTTCATGCATCGATGAGTCACAAAAAAGGGGCGCAGCGGGATCACAGATAAGGGTTGTCAGGCACATGGTTGATGTACACAAGGCAGAAGTGGTGCAGGGGTTCAAGGCATTAGACAAGAAACTTGAAGCCCTATCTGACCCCCGGCTGCAACGCAAAGCAATCAGGCAGGCCCTGAACTTTGCGGTGACACCAGTGCTGCAGTCAGCCAGGGCCAACATCCCCAAGGGGACTAAGGCCCACAAGACATATTTGGGCAGGATTGTGGCACCTGGCTTTGCTTCACGCTCGATCAAAAAGAAGATCAAGATAGAAGGCACAGCCCTGGTGGCCAAGGTTGGATTGAAGAAGGAAGCATTCTATGCCCTGTTTTATGAAACGGGCACAAGTAAGGGTGGGCCACACAGTAGTGACCGACCAGCCCGGCCCTGGCTTGAGCCAGCCCTGGAAGGTAACAAGACCACAGTGGTGAAACGGTTTGGTGAAAAGATGGGCACCAGCATCAAGAAAATTGCGGCGAAAAGATGACCATACAAACTGACCTATATGCAGACCTTGATGCAGAAGCAAGCATCACTGCCAGCTTCTATCTGACAGATGCCCCGGTTGGGGCCAAGGCCCCTATTGTTGAAATCAATCTGACTGACCACCACCTGCCCAAGACAACGGGCAACAGCAGCAGTGGCCACACCAGTGAATTTGAATTTGAATGCTGGCATACCACCACAGCCCTGGCTGAAACCCTGGCCAACAGTATCAAGACTTATTTGCGTGATTATACCGGAACCCTGAACAGCGGCAGCCCGGCCACCAAGATCTGGTGGGCAAAAATATTTAATGAATTCAGCAGCCATGACAGTGCTGCAGAATTATTTGGTAGTACATTCACTGTCAAATTCAACCACAATGAGGTTTAGATCATGACTGTATTTGCTGACGGATTTACTTTTAAAACTGGTGATGGTGCCAGCCCTGAAGTGTTCACTGCCATGGAACTGTTAGAAATACCAGAATTCATGGCCAGTGGAAAGGCTACTTTCCCCCGTAGAACTACGGGAGACACAGACAACACCCCACGGTTTGGCATGGGGCGTGATATACCAGATGAACTGGCCCTGGTGGCTGAACTGGAATATGCAGACGCCCAACAGGATAGGCTAAGAACCGTCTATGGATCTGGTGCGGATGTGCAGCTGCAGTTCATCATGGCTGATGGCACTGTCACGGTCACTTACCAGGCAGCCTTCAAGGTGCTTTCCACACCCATCACTGCCACTGACCCCAACGGTGACGGTGAAAACAACAAGCAGACCTTCAATGTGAAGCGCAATTCTGATTGGACAGAAACAGAGGTATAACCCTGTGGATCTGACAATACAGTTGAATGTGTGGTGGTTGATTATCTGTGCTGTTGTGGTCTGCCTGGTGCTGCTGGCTGTGTCGATCCAGCCAGCAGCCCGGTGGTGGAAATATAGGCAGCTGAAGGCTGCTTCATGGACACCCCATGTGCGTGATATAGAAGGGTTCGGCCAGGTGCATGTGCATCCAATGCCGGTGCCGGTCAGGTTGGGCTTGGCTTCATTGCAGGCAACCAATTCTGATGCAATGGCCATCTATCTGTGGTTAATACCGATTTGCATTAAAGAAATGAAAGGCTTTTCTAGTGCCAGGATTGGTATGGATTTCAGCCCACAGGTGGTGCAGTTGATGGCTGAAGCTGTCATTGATGTGGCTGGACTAACCCCCGGCAGCCAGGCTGACAACGTAAAAAAGTTAGAAGCAGTGTCGAGCTAAAATTCTTTCTGCGGTTGTGTATTTCTACCGGCTGGACCCCTGATCAGGTACGGGCTTTATCCGGTGAAGACTATGCCAACTTTGCTGCCCTATACAGTGATGACCCATGGGGGCCAGAAAGAGACAATGCCCACACTGCCATGCTACTGGCCCAACAGGCCAACATCTATAAGCGTAAAGGTGCACCACCCGTGAACCCCAACAAGTATATGTTGGGCAGATCCGGGGCCAAGAGTAACAAGGCCAAGGTGGCTGCCTTTCGGGCGCATGTTAAGAATCAAATTCACCAGCAAAAGTTGAAGGCCCAAGATGGCAAGTGAAACAGATCTAGCCAAGTTGGTAGTGAAGATGGAAGCGCAAAGTGAGAAATATTTGCGTGACCTGAAAAAATCCAGAGAACAAACCAACAAGTGGCGTAAAAAGGTTGGGTCTGATGTTGCTGCTGTGGGCAAAGGATTCAGAAGGCTGGCAGCTGCAGCTGGCTTGGGATTGATGGCCAGGGCTGTGGTACGCAATACACAGATACAACAGAAAGCAATGTCACAGCTGCAGGCTGGCTGGAAATCCACAGCAGGGATGGTGGGTAGAAGTGTTGATGAAATGGCAGCAGAAGCTGCCCGGCTGCAGAAGGTTTCATTGTTTGGTGATGAGCAGATCATTGAAGCCCAATCCATTCTGCTGACCTTCACCAAGATCACTGGTGATGCCTTTGACCGGACAACTGAAGCTGCCCTGGATCTGTCAACCAGGCTTGGCACAGATCTGAAAAGCTCAATGATCCAGTTGGGCAAGGCATTGAATGACCCGGCCACTGGCCTGTCAATGTTATCCAGAAGTGGTATCACATTCAGCGAAACACAAAAAGAAATCATAAAAGATCTGGTGAAAAACAATAAACTGTTTGAAGCACAGTCAGTGATACTCGATGAATTAGAAACACAATTTGGCGGCAGTGCAGCAGCTGCCCGTGATACTTTCGGTGGTGCCCTGACCGGGTTGGGCAATGCCTTTCAGGATCTGTTAGAAGGTGGTGATGGTAAAGGTGGGTTGCGTGAAGCAACTGAAGACATCAATGAACTGACAGAACTGCTGCAAGACCCGGCCACTGTTTCAGCTTTTGCTGGCCTGACCAGCACTATAATTACCGGCATGACTGCAGCCATTGGCCTGTTTTCAACCTTCAGTCAGAAGGTGCGCGAATTTGTCACCACCACAGTCTTTGATGCACTAAACACCAGTGAGCTTGAACGGGCTGCTGAACTTAGAAGTGAAGTATTGGACCTGCAAGAAAAAATTGATGTGGCTGTCAGGGGTTCAAGGTCAGCACAGATGCAGGTGCCTGGCTTGCAGTCAATCATTGATGTGAAGCTGGCAGAACTGGAAGCGATTGAAGGCAGGCTGAATGTCAGGGCTGGCCTGGTGGGTACAACCACAGCAGGTACACCAGCCACACCCGGTGGGCCTATAGTCGCCCCAGTCGCCCCACCTACTGAAGAACCACTGACTGGCCTGGCTGCACTAACAGACGAACAGCTGCAGGCACAGATTGAACGGCTAACAATAGGCCTGGCCACTGAAGAAGAAGCCATGCTGGCCAGCTACCAAAGAAGGAGCGATATACTAACAGAAGCCCTGGCCCGTGATGCCAACTTCAAAGAAACACATGATGAACTGGAGAAACGGAATGAAGCAGAAAAGGCTGCCTTTTTCCTGGCGAGAGAAGAAGAACTAGCAGAAGCCAAGATGAAGGTGGCGCAGTCTGTTTTAGATTTCGGCATTGGCCTGGCCAAAGATGGCAGCAAATTGGAACGGGGCCTGCTGGCAATCAAAAAGGCCATTGCCATCAGAGAGGCCATGATCAACCTGCAGGCTGCAATGTCCAAGGCAATGAACACACCCTGGCCTGCCAACATCCTGGCCATTGCACAGGTGGCCGCCATTGGTGCCGGGATTGTCGGAACCCTGCAGGGGGTCAACACCAGTGTGCCATCCTTTGAAGGGGGTGGGTTCACGGGTGATGGGCCACGGGCTGGTGGAATAGATGGCAGGGGTGGTTTTGTTGCCATGCTTCACCCCAATGAAACTGTTGTGGACAATACCAGTGGTGCCGGTGGTGGCAACACCTATGATTTCAGGGGATCTGAACTATCAGAAGCCAGGGTGATTGAACTGATCGAACAGGCCAACTTGATGCAGGATTATGCCAATGCAGATCTGAAGGGCAGGGGCAGAAGATGACCGTCTATACTTTTCCAACGATTAACCCAACCACAAGCGATCTGTCGATTGTCGGAAACACCAAGGTGTTCAGAAGCCCGTTGAACGGCTTTATAGTGACCGGCAGCAGAACAGGCACAAGGTGGCAGTTCAAGCATCTATTCGCCAATCTGTTTGGTGAACAAAGGGCCATCATGCAGGCTTATCTGGCCCGGCAGAACAGCCAGGTGCACCGGGCCTTGATATACGATCACAGCTACCATGGGGCCAGGGGTGCCCTTGGTGGCACACCATTGATAGATGGTGCCGTGGCAGCTGGTGCAGGTGAGGTTGACATCAAGGGAATGTCAAACAGCATCACTGACATATTCAAAGCTGGTGATCTGATTTCATTTCTGAACACCAACGGGTTTTATGAGCTGAAAATGATTCTGACTGATATGAACAGTGATGGTTCAGGTGATGTGGCCAGCATTCCCATCTATCCAGAAACACACCAGATCATTGATGATGGTGCAACGGTGGTGACCACCAACCCGGCAGGCACATTCATGTTGGCCAAGTCAGGGGTGGGGTGGTCTAACAGGCCAGAAGGGTCAGGGGCCAACAGCCTGAACCCCAACCTTTCCAACATCTCTGTGGATTGGATAGAGGATATGCAGTAATGGGGCGTGAACTATCGGCAGCACTGCAGGCAGCTGCAGCCACTGCCCACATCAGGGTGCTGACCTTTGCCAAGATCGAGTTGGACAGTGGCACACAATACCTGCACACAGGGGTGGGCAGATACACATGGGATGACCCCGACGATGGCACACAGAATTGGGATGGTGTTGGCGAGTTCGGTGGTATTGGCGTGATTGAAGAAGGTGAAGACCTTTCACCATACGGCATGACCTTGATGCTGTCAGGGCTTGATGCCAGCCTGATGGATGAAATACAAAACCAGCAATACTATCTACGGTCAGTCACTTTGTATCTTGGTGCACTGAATGTTGACACAGGTGGCCTGCTGGCAGATCCAGATGAAATATGGGCAGGGTTTATGGATACAGGCACCATCTCCTTGGGTGAAAACAATGGCATAGTCGTGCAGTGTGAAAACGAATTTGCCACATTCGATCAGGCCAACAATAGAACTTTCTCCGATGCAGACCTGCAGAATGAATACAGTGGTGATCTGTTCTTCAATCACCTGGCATCCATGGTTGATGCAGTGGTGATATGGGGTGGCAAAGAAACAGCCACTGGTGACAACAGGCCAGATCGTGACGATGGTGATGTACGGGAAATGAGGAATACATACAGGTAAAAACCGGGCTGTCAGGTGCCATGCTTTGGGTGTTGGCCCTGGTGACCTTCAACTTATGCGCGTGAGAGTGCGTGACAACACCCGGAAAACCACCAAAGTGAATTTAAGGCAGCAGGCAGTCAGGCAGGCATTGTATGAAAATGCCAACAGTGTTTTTCAGTTTGGGCTGTGCGATTGCGTAAAGTTTGCAGCCAGTGGAATGAAGCACATCACGGGCACAGATCCAACAGAGGCCCTGCAGTATCAATCTGAAGATGAAGCTGCTGAAATCCTGAAACGGTATGGCGGCATGGCCGGGTTGGTCACTGCTTTTTTGGGTGCACCATGTGACAGAGCTCTATTAGAAGATGGTGACCCGGTGATGATTCAATGGCCGGGCCTTGGTGATGTGATGGGGATGATGGTCAACAATCGGGTGCTGGTAAAGACAGCCAAGGGCACAGTGCCTGTGAATACAAACCGTATTATTAAGGGGTGGCACATCTAATGCCGCAAGTGGTTGCCTACGTTGTCATTGCAGCTATGACATATAGTGCCTATGGTGTAGCTGCAGCTGTGGTGGCTGCTGTTGCCCTGTTGGCACTTGATGCTGCAATGCAGCCAGAAACCCCTGAAGGCAGGGCCAGGGATGTTGACCTAAGAAGGGAATCAGTCACCAAGACTGCAGTGGCACCAAGAAATATCATATTGGGCAAGACCCTGGTGGGTGGGGTGCTGTCTTATAAGAATGTTGCAGGCACTGACAATCGGGATCTGTGGCTAGTGGTTGCCCATGCTGGCCATGAAGTGAGCGATATTCTGCAGATCTGGCTTTATGATGCCTATATAACTGAAGAACAGATTAGTTGGGGTGCAGCTGTCACAGCTGGTGATTACTATATCAACGGCACAGGCTATGTGAACCTGTATAGGAATCTTGGCACCAGTTCACAGAGTGCCATCACTGCCCTGGATAATGCATTTGCAGACATCACCAGTGAACACAAGGGCCGGGGTGTGGCCTATACAGCCATGCGGTTGCGGCTGACTGATATTTCAGATCGAGTCTTTGAAGCTGGTGCCCCGTACAAGTACAAGGCTTTGATTCAAGGGGTGGTTGATGCCTATGACCCCCGGCTTGAATTTGCTGATGTGGGCACATATGGTGCAGATCCAACCAATGCAGCCTATGCTGCCTACACCACCAACCCCATTCTGCATACTGCCTGGTGCTATGCCAATTCAAGGTTGGCCATGGGTGTGCCCAATGCAAAGATTGATTGGGAAGTGGTTGCTCATGAAGCTGACTATTGTGATGTGCAGGTGCCCACCAGCACAGCTGACAGCACAGAGGAGAGATTCACCAGCAATGGCATGTTGATCACCAGTGGCAAGCACAGACACAACATTGGCCTGGTGCTTGGGTCATGCAATGGCCGGGCTGGCCGGGTTGGTGGAAAGTTCAAGATCACTGCAGGCAGGCTTGGTGTTGGTGCCAACCTACTGACCAACACCACTTTTGCATCTGACGTGACCGGGTGGGCTGCCGGGGTCAATGGTGCAGTGCAGGGCATCACCACTGTCATTGGCAATCTTTACACAGTAAGGGTCACGGTCAAGTCAAGCAGTTCAGAAACTGACACCTACCAACTGGCCAAGTCTGATAACAGCAATGGATCAAGCCCCGACGATACCAGCACATTGGTCACAGCTGCAGACAAGTCTGTTTACTTAACCTTTCTGGCAACAGCCACCACCAGCTATATCTGCCTGAACAGCACAGCTGACACCTGTGCCACAGTCACCCACGATGCCACCAACGGTGGGCAATGCCTGGTCACTGATGACAGTGCCAACACAGCTGCCTTTGATGATGTTGAAGCCTATCTTGTTAGTGAGACAGCCATCAATGAAGATTGGTTGCGGGGTGATGTCACCCTGAACACTGCCCTGCCTAAAAGCCAGAGATTCAACACTATCACCCCAACCTATGTTTCATCGACAGATGATTACAAGAAGATTGAAGGGCTGGTGGTCACCAGTTCAGCATTTGTGTCACGCGACAACGGCGAAACAATTAGCAAAAAGTGTGACCTGGCATTCACTGACCATGAAGATGAAGCCCAACGGATTTGCTTTAAGCGTATTCAGCAGACAGATGAACAACGGGTGTTAAGACTGCCTTGCAACTTCAAGGCCCTGAATGTTGCTGTGCATGATTTCGTTTTGGTCACCCTGTCTGAATTCTCCTATACCAATAAACTATTCAGGGTGACTGGGTGGAAGTTGGCAGATGACTATGGTGCAGTTGATCTTATCCTGAAAGAAGATTCAGCAGCTGGTTATGCAGACCCGGATGTTGATGACTACACCACCCGGTCAGCATTGGGTGTGGTGACACCAGCCACCCCATCTGTGCCGGTGCCCACATCAGCCACCCTGACAGCTGTTGAAGGGGGCATCTTAGTAGAATGGACTAATCCGGTGCTGCGCCAGTATTATGATGTCACTGAAGTGTGGGCCAATGCTGCCAATGATTTTGGCACAGCCACCCTGGTGCAAGAACTGCGTGGCACCAGCTGGATTCACAAGCTGGACAATGCAGAAACCAGATACTATTGGGTGCGGGGTAAGTTGGGTGCAGAGAATTCATCAGAAGTGGCCACCAGCCCGACAAACAGCACTGCAGCCAATGCCCTGGCAGCTGCTGCAGGCACAGCCAATTGGTCTGAAATTGTCGATGATGACAGCTTCAAGCCTGAAGATGATGCCACTGAAGGTGCACCAACAGGCACAGTGGTGGATGACCGGCTATCTGATGATGTCATTGATGAACTTTTCGCCAATTTCCAGATCTGGGTACGGGCACGGGTGGCATCTGGCGAAATGGGGTATGAAGGGGCTGAACGGTTAACGGGTGCAATATTCGGCGGCATTGATGGTAGCAACAGGTTGATTGATGTTATCAACGGGGTGCTGGATGAATTGGCTTACACAGATGAGCAGACCATTGAAAGCCTGCAGCCTGATGAAGCCAATGCAGACAACACAGCAAACAACCCACAGGCAGGGGTGTGGATTTCTGATGCGGGTGATCTAATCACCCTGAATGAAGCACAGGTGAATGCCCTGAACTTATTGAATGGGCCATCAGAAGCCAATGCAGACAACACTGCTGGCAACCCACAAACGTCAGTTTGGATCACAGACGCTGGCGATCTAATCACCCTGAATGAAGTTGAAGTGAATGCCCTGAATCTGGTGAATGGCCCATCAGAAGCCAATGCAGACAACACTGCTGGCAACCCACAGGTTGGTGCCTGGTTAGCTGACGGGGGTGATCTGGTCACCCTGAATGAAGCACAGGTGAATGCCCTGTCATTGCTGAATGGCCCGTCAGAAGCCAATGCAGATGTCACTGGAAACAACACAGCTGACAACAGCACCAACCTGAATGACCGGGTGGGGTCTGACATCACTGATGCCTTTGCCCTTGAATTTGGTGCCTACTTGCGCTCGATCATCACCAGCATTGGTGGATATGCAGGGGCTGAAAGAATCATTGGTGATCTATTCGGCGGCACAGATGGTAGCACATTGCTGGTTGATGCCCTGGACGGTTCCATTGATGGCCTGAAATATTCTGGTGGCGCGGTCATTGATGACCTGCAGCCTGGTGAAGCCAATGCAGACAACACTGCTGGCAACCCACAGGCTGGTGCCTGGATCACAGACGCTGGCGATCTAATCACCCTGAATGAAGTTCAAGTGAATGCCCTGAATCTGTTGAATGGCCCGACACAAGCCAATGCCGATAACACGGCAAACAACCCACAAACGTCAGTGTGGATCACAGACGGTGGCGATCTGCTGACCCTGAATGAAGCCCAAGTG